CCTTTTGCGCTTGCTCAATGATTGCCAACGTGGTTCCGACAGGTGCATCTGACTTACCTTCGCCTACTTGCAACTCAGAAGTGCCACCTACGCGCTGTCCGTACTCACTAATTGTCTGAGCAAAACTGGCTAATGCACCAGATGGCTCCTTATAAGGCAACGGCATGACTGCTTGTTGGATAGCCATACCAGCCGTGTCAATTTGTGCGCCGCCACCTGGAGGAACACGGAAGATATTGCTGTTCTGACGGCCAGATGTTTTGGCATACAAGAAGCCAGGGAAGTTGGCATACATACCCGCGTCAAGCAACTCACGCCAAACAGCCGTTAAAGCATTTGTAGTATTGCCCAAAATCTGTAATAGGCCCATGCCATAGAATTTAAGGCCCGGCACAAAGTCGTACTTAACAAAATGCGTACGCGCTTCAGGTAATTCCTGATCTTCTTCGTCATAATTTCTAACAATATTAAGGACTTGCTTGGACGATACGTCAATCGTCACACGGTACGGAACTTCTAAACCGGATGCCTCGCCGTCAATCTGATGCTCATAACCTTGAATGTTTAATTCGCAGTAGCACTCATATATTTCGCGGTCCCGATCTTCAGCAAGATGGATGTCATCTTGGGTTCCTTGGATCGCATTTTTCTCCCTTTGAACGGCGTCAAGTTCCTTCTGCTTGGCTTGTCCCAAATCGACGTCACGGTAGGCACCAATAATCTGCATCCGTTTGACAACCGAAGGACGCATAGAGATTCGATGGGTAATACGCCGAGCATTTGAAAGGTCCGTGGCTTCATTGTTGACGATTAAATCGTCCGCATCCACCGTTTCGGACACAGGACGATTGCGTAGGGGGCAGTAATAGACCTTTTTAAAGGCCGAACCGCCAAACCCTAGCATAAAAAGCATCTTATCCGTGTCAGGATAGTACTCTTTGGCCGTCGCCGTCAAATAATGATTGAAGTCTTTTTCCAAATATTCTGCTTGCAAATCAAGTTCAGGTGAGCCTGAGTTGCTGTCTACCCGTACCTTGACTGGTCCGTCAGTGGGCAGAAGTTCTGACCGCGCATTCGCCTGAAAACGCAATACGGATTCCAGCAAGAGCGGGTGGCGGATACGGGACATTCCTTCAACAGGTGCGCCATCGGCTGTGCCTTGTTGACCCGGAATTTCAATTTTAAGGCCCAGTAGTCGTAGACCCTGTGCGCGGTCTTCAATCCACTCTTTGCGGCTGTCGATATCTTCCTCAATACCCTTAATAAGCTGATGAGCAATCTCAGAAAGCGTATTTTCAGGTATGTCTTCAGCCAAGTTAGCATACCAACCTTCGCTTTTTTTCTTTTTACTAGACTCAATAGGACGCCCATCAAGGGAAACGCTAATAGAACCGTCCCCGTGGTCAATACGGAGAACATTGCCATCAACGTCCATTTCTGGCTGATCAGCATCTGGGTCTGAGTCCATAACGACAATGGTGTCTTGGCCCTCACCAAGCGGCAAATCTTGCTGATCTTGGTCAAGCCGAATGTTGGGAACTAATCCGGGCGTCAAAGCCATGTGCTGTATCCTGTTGGAATATCCGGCACACTATAAGGCAATTATGCTTTATTCGCAAATGGATCAGCTTCATCCTTATCATCATAATCAAGGTCCGGCTTTTCCAAAGCCTCAATCATGCGCAAAAGTTCCAGCCGCAACTCGTCCTTGGTATCTCCCCAAGGGCTTACTGCATTGGCCGTCATGCCCTGCACATTGCCGTTATTATCGTAAAAAACTTCATGAATGGCGTATCCTACGTCTGGATCGCCAAACAAATTACGGGTTTCGTACTTAACTACCCGATGGTTCCATGTCATCATGGCCGTCCTCACAATCGCATCGCCACATTAGCACCGACCAATTTCCGTGTGTTGCGCCTAAGTGAGCCACAATCATCCAGCCAAGTCGGTGCATGTGGTCAATCATGTGATAGCGAACATACCGAAAGTTCCCAGTGCGAATACGGCTTTCCATTTACACGGCATGCAACTTATCGTCAAGCGACTCCGCCAAAGCCTTAATTAAGTTAACCGCAATGCTTCGTTTCATGCGGAATTGATGGAATTTGGTGTCAATAACCAAGGACATGCGAATGTAGCCGTCGCCATTATCCTTGGCGACGACTGTTAGTATTTCAGGCAATTTCTTTTCTTCGTTCATGGACCTACCATTCCGCAACAACCATATTCTTCACTATATTCCCATTCGCTGGTTTCTGGATCTTCCCACGAAGCCCACCGCCATGCGGCGCAATAATCCCCGACGCATGGTTTGCCAAGTATTTGACCTTCAACGACTATCTCCTTGCCGGGCATGCCGTTTCCCCGACCAAAGGGACAAATCACTTTGGACATTTCCTCTGGCGTCATAAAGTGCGGATTGTCGGCCATTTACTCTTCCTCTACTGGCAAAAAACCAGCTGGTTCGCCAGTTTCGTTGTCCAAAATTTCAATTTCAAACACACGATCTGTCGGCAAATAAGCAACCAACACGCTTTCAGGGTATGGATTTTCTTCCGTTTTGGCTGGGTCAATGTGAAATTTTACGGCACCTTCGTATATGTCGCATGAGTCTGCCTTAACATATAACTGGTCTACACCAGCGTTGTCGTACTTATTAAGCGTAATCTGCCATGTATGCTTAGCCATTGTACTCTCCTAAACTGGGTAAAGTGGCTGGTTTTCGCTTGCGCCACGCCAAGTATTGTTTGCAGCCAATTCCGCAGTCCGTTCAGCACCGCGCTGCAACATTCCGGTGCCGCGTAACCAATTCAATGCTTGTGTTACAGTATCATGTAAGTCGTCGTGTTTTCCTTTTGGAAAGGTCGCACACTGCGCCACGACCATTTCCGCCCATATCTTAAATACCTCCCCGCCGGGGTCGGTAGGTGCCACGACCATACCTTCTGAAAATAAATGCTGTATAGCATAAGTACGGGCCACTTTATCCAGCCCTTTAGGATCGATTAATCGTACACCGTAATTCTCATAACCAAACAAACGGCGCAATTCTTGGCTAACACTGATGCCCGAAGCTTTGTTTTCAATCAAAAGGTAGTCAATTTTCCATTCACGGGCTGATTCGCCAATCTTATTAACCAGTTCGTGCAATTCCATGCGACCCTGCCAAGCATGCATAAGAATTGCTTTAGGAACATCTGCCTCGCGGTCTTCCGCAGAAATGCGTTGCCAACCTCCAGTCATGTCTGCGCCGATAACGCCGGATGCTGGGCCAGCGTCACGATACACGCCCCAGACAGTACAGGCTGAAAAGTCACCTTCAAATTCTTTTGCGCCAAATGCTGTATCGACCGACGCAATAACAATTTCTAAATTGTGTGGGAACTTTTCCTTAGTCCACTCGCCCCACCATTCGCGTTTAATAATACCACCACCCGCTGGTTCTGGTCTTTGTTGTAGCTGTCCGGCTGCCGCATAAGGCCCAAGTGTCTTCTCCAAAAGGGTAACTTCGGTATCTCCAAATCGTTCAGGCCATAAGAGTTGACCCTCTTCAGTCCTTTCGTCAGTCCAGACAACTGGTTCGCCGTCATTAAATTCTGCGGGGACAAGTACATTATAGGTTCTCCGTGCTGCTTCAAACCTCATTGGCAAGCACAAATGGGTCCACTCGCCAATGTCCTTGGAAAGAATATGCCCCGTAATATCGTTTTCGGAAAGTCTTTGTTGAATAACAATCTTAACACCCTTTTTAGGATCGTTAAGACGGGTAGACCAAGCCATGTCCCACCACTCAATCGTAGAAGCCACAATAGCTTCCGAATTAGCTTCCTGCGCGTTGTTTGGATCGTCGGCAATCAAATAGTTACCACCAAGACCCGTTGTGGCTGATCCAACCGATACTGTATTGCGTATACCGTTTTTATCATTTTGAAAGCGCGTTTTGGTGTTTTGGTCGCCAACAAGCTTAAATCTGTCACCCCAAAGCGTCTGATACCACTTGCTTTCAATGAGTCGGCGGCACTTTACCGAATCTTGGACGGACAATCCCATAGCGTAAGACGAGTGCAAAAATTGCATGCCCGGCCCCGACGTGGGCGTATGATTGCTTTGCGTCCATACCCAAGCTGGGAACATAGTCCCAGTAATGGTGGATTTTGAGAATCTAGGCGGCACGTTTATGATTAAATTCCTAATATACCCGTCCGCACACGCCTGTAAATGTTCACATATTGCTTGTAGTGCAAATCCGCCTTCAGCAAAGGGCGCAGAGTCAATCTCACGCCACGCCCTTTCTGTAAAAGCGTATAAACTTTCTTCATAGTTCAAGGCTTTGGCTTGACGATATAATTCCCGCCGCTGGCCTTCAGTCAAATTGTTTAAGTCATATGTCATGCGGCCTTAATAGAGACTTTTTCAGGCTTAAGCAATTTTAGCCGTTTAACCGCACTTTCTGGGTAGGCACGGCTAATGTGCATAATTGACCCAAGCTGCTCGACCCTTTTCCGGCGTTCTATATATTTACTCAAGTCATGGCTGATCAAATCTTGCTCAATATCCCGCATAACCCCAACTGTCCGCCTAATGGCAGTCGTCACGGTTGTATTGGTTAATTCATCTGCTGACGAGGCATTAAGCAAAGCCTCACCTGCCTTTTCAGCTTTTGTTTGATAAATCCCCGCATCTTTGGGTTTGGGCCGCATGTTAAACTCGTTAAGATATTCTTCAACAAGCGCGTTAAGTGTAAAAATAGCTTCTAAGCACACCGTTTCCTGATTCATTTTACCGCCTTTAATCTAACCTTTGTTTCAAACTTTTTAGATTTTTCTATAGCCGCGTTAGCTATATCTTTGCTATCCGCGTTATATTGTGCATGGGATATCTTAGACAAAGCTTCATGCATTTGCCGGGTATCATCCATCATCTCATGGATAAAGTCCGCCACGTTATCAAGCCCAGCGTACCTACATTGTAGACACAAATCCCAATAATCAGGCCAGCGTTTCGTCATTGTCCCCGCCTAACAGTTCGCGCATATCCAGCCAAAGTTCTACAAACTTATCGCGCATGTTTTCGTAATCGCGGATTTCTGCAAGATACTCATCAATCAAATTAGCGGCTTGCCACTCAAGCGTTGTTTCTTTAGGCCACGTTGAAATGCCCGTTTTAGGGTCACGTTCAGCATGTTCACATTCTTCAGCTTGTTGGCGCAAAGCTTTTTTAATGTCGCTTGGAAAAACATACTTTGGCGGGTGCGGTTTAAAGTTACCATTTGCCACAGCTTCCTTAGCTTGTTCCAAAAGCCATTGGTCATACCATTCTTGAATCTTACCCATTATTTTATCCTAACTGTTGTTGACAAAACGACCATCCACCACAACGCTTCAGCGTGGTAGTCAATGAAATCTAGTATTCGCATCCATACGTCGTGGTCCATTATTTCTTTTCCTTTGGATAAATGGAAAACCGCAT